AGATCATGAATGCGGAAATTCTCAGGCAATGCCACAGCATCGGCACCAATCTTACTGATAATTTCATTAACACCCTGAGCAGAAATAAGGGCATGAATTTGATTAATTGCGGTTGCGTCTAAGTTCTGAGACATAATAAGTCCTCACTATATAAAGATATTCAGTGATGAGATAAATAATCGGTTAATTAAGAACGATATTAATTACCTGCTGCGCGGAGTTTTCCGTCAGGTTCACCGGCAAGAGTCAGTAATTGTCCCTGGTCTTCCTGCAGAATAGTCAGGCGACCACCGCGATTGACATACATCGGCGTTTCGGTGGTGTCTTCTTCGGAAATTTTCCCGCGGTTAGTCGGGCGAACATATGAGAGTTTGTGTTTGATTTTCACACGGTTCTCATCAAACGGTTCGATTTCCAGGTTGAGCGAGACCTTACCTTTGGTTTTCGTGTTCATCACACCGGAAGCGACTTCACTGAGAACAGCGCCGATTTTGGTTTCAAATACGCCGCCGTCCAGCTCCCCGATAAATGCCTGCACATCAGTACTGCGTTCGCTAGCCATTTTGCTGCTCCTCATCATATCGACCCTGCAAGGTCGGTTGGTTTCTCCACAAAACAGAGAAGAACACCTGCGGTGGCAGCCGCCCGGATGGATTGAGTTATGAGCCCGTCGTCCGGTGATGCTCTTCTCTGTTTTGTAAAAATGACGGTACCAGCCGGAAGCAAGTGTACAAACTGGTACCGCCAAAGCAGTGGCTGTTGTGGTGACCGGTGCTGATCTCCGGCTTGCGGTTATTTCAGACTCTCACGGGCGTTTAATTGCCCCGCCGAACAGCTCTTTTCCGCAATAGCTGCAATGTCTTTCGCGCATCAGCCTGCGCATTCACCACAACTCTAAAAACAAATGTAGGATATCCAACATGTGAGTGTCAAGAGTTTATGTTGGTTATCCTACATAAAAAGATAGGCTCATAAAAAAACCGGGGATACCCCGGTTTTGCGATAGTGAGGAAGATGTGTCAAAAATCCATTATTACTTGTTTGACAAGACCAACTATTCTGCAGTTCTCACCGCATTCAATAGTTTTATAGTTAGGATTTAGTGGGACGAGATACCTGTTCGGCCAGTCCTCAACAAATTTTTTGAGTGTCGCTTCTTGCCCACCATTGATATGGGCAACAACGATTTTTCCGTTAATACACTCTGTATCAATAATATCTGGCTCTACGATAACGATAGAACCTTCTGGTATCGATGGTGAGCCGAGGGGATTGGTCATTGAATCACCACGGACCCGTAGTGCAAATGCCATTTCTGATACAAGGGCGGTAGTATAAACCCACTCTTCAGCATCTTCTTTCCTGACACCAGGCTCCGTCATTGTCCATGAACCCGCCTGAACCCACGAGATTAGGGGGACTTTTTTAACTGCGAATATTTCAGGTTTTAGATTTATCTTTGGTTCAGGCGAGCCTTTTCCGCTAACAAGCCACAGAGGATCGCATTTAAGTGCGTTGGCTAGGGCTTGAAGGTTGGCTCCATTTGGTTGGTAGTCGTCCTTTTCCCATCCAGTAACCGTGACACGGTTCACACCAGTCAAATCAGCCAGTGCTTGTTGTGTCAGGTTCAGTTCTTTTCGCCTTTGGCGAATACGATCACTCATGTTCATCATGTAGGCAATCCTACCACATGCCCATGTAGGATTCTTGACATTGGCATGTTGGATATCCTACATTTCTGCTTAACGTAATTTAACGGGAGACAGAAATGCGGAAATCCGACGTGATTAATTATTTCGGCGGAGTTTGTAAAACCGCCGAAGCCCTAGGTATTAAGCATCCGTCTGTTTCAGAGTGGCCTGAGATTATTCCTGAAGGCCGAGCGTACCAGTTAGAAAAAATTACTAACGGGAAACTGAAAGTTGACGTGTCTTTATATCAAAAGACTAACAGTGCTGCGGCATAAAAACACCACAGAAATGAGGAATTAACCGTGGGTAAAGAACCTGAATGGAAAGTTGATAAACAACCAGCATGGCTGGTGGCAGCAATACGAAGAACGATTGCTGATTTACCTCATGGCTATGAGGAAGCAGCAGAAATTCTTGGTTTGTATAAATCTGATGATATCACCCCAGCAAAAGATCAATTGCATAACAGACTGCGTAGCGGTGGGGATCAAATTTTTCCACTTGAGTGGACCATGGTTTTACAGGATGCCAGTGGTACCAGGCATGTAACAGATGCAATAGCCCGTCGTAGTAATGGGGTGTTTGTGCCGCTGGTGGTCATTGATGACATTGACAATGGTGACATTAATCAGCGGCTGATGGAGTCAATAGAATGGATTGGCAAGCATTCCCAGTACTTACGCAAGGCAACTGCTGATGGAGTTATTGACCAGGCTGAGCGTGAGCAAATCGAAGAGAACAGCTACCAAGTAATGGCGAAGTGGCAGGAGCATTTAACACTGTTATTTCGTGTTTTTTGTGCGCCGGAAAAGAGTAACGCCCGCGAGTGTGCAGCTCCGGGCGTCGTGGCGTCGATTGCTTCTGGTTGTGGAGAAACTAACGCATGAACAGTTTAACGGCAAATAACCGTTTGTCGCAACAGCTGGTGGTCAGTGTCGCTGAACACCTGTTGTTACGGCATGAATGCAGATTACCAAATCACCTGGCTGTAAGTAACCACAGAGAACTTTACCTGACTGTGGGGGGCGAGTTGTGCAGGAACTTAACCGCTGGTTTCGTGACGGAAGAGGGCTTTATGTCCATGTTATTCGTTGGGAGCCAGAAACACAGCGCGTTATCTATCTTCGCAAAGACTACCCGCATGAGTGCTTTAGTCCTTTGTGGAAATTCAGGCGTGATTTTGTTGAGTGTGAAGGACCACCAGCACATTGATTCTGCCATTCCGGGACGTTACACTGTTCAGGCACCTTATAAAGCGGGTGCCGGGATTGGCGTCCTGGAATTGATCAAGGCGATATATGACGCGCCAGCGTCTTTTTTATCGTCCGCATTTGCTCACATCAAAGTTATGGTGGGCTGGGCGGGGGCATCGAAAGATGCGCCGGTTTCCTTGATCACCGGTTACGCCAACCCCGTTCAGTTCACCACCAGCGAAATTGGCGTTTCCGGTGGTGGAAGTATTTCACCGATCAAGGAGGCTGCCATCATGGCTACTGCCCCAGCCCTCACTCGTCTGAATGATGAAGACTTACATAAACTCAGTTATGTAACAACTGCACTACGTGCTCTGCGCAAGGTAACTCTTTCGGATCCGCAGGCGCATCAGGTTCTGGTAGAAACCCTTCTTAACTTGCAGGCTGAACGTATTCGTCTGGCGGATAAGGCTAATTTTCATATTCACCGTCTCCTGAATATCAGCGGAGGGCATCGTCATGCTTAATCCGTTGATCCTCAACATTTACCGTTTATTTCAGCGTAAAAAACATCAATTCCTACAGTTGGGCAGTGGTACACCACGCCTGCAGGGCATGTTCTACGTGTTAGCCTGGTGGACCGTGAATGTCAGAAGGTGATTTGTGAACCGCTGGGCCGTAATTACCGCGTCAGTATGCCGCTTATAGCCTTTTGCTCCGGAAAAAACATGAAGCATCTCGGAGGTGCAGCATGAGTATGGAGCTGATGGTTAAAGCGATGAAAATTCGAGTGGGTAATCCATTGCGAAAACTGGTTCTGATCAAGCTGGCTGATAATGCCAGCGATCAGGGTGAGTGCTGGCCCAGCTACCAGCATATTGCTGACCAGTGCGAGATTAGCAAACGTTCTGTGATGAATCATATTGCGGCTCTTTGTGATTCCGGACTGGTAAAAAAAGTCACCCGGAAAGGTGAAAAAGGTAACTCAAGTAATATCTATCTCCTTCATCTTGATGGTGCAGGAGATTCACTAGGGGGTAGTGCAAATAATTCACTATCTGGTGCAGCAAATTCACCAGGTAGTGCAGGAGTTGCACCAGGGGGTAGTGCAGGAGATTCACCCAGAACCAGTCACTCTTTTGAACCAGTCAAAGAATCAGTCAATGAACCAATAGCTGTTGGTGCATCTGCTGATGAGTCTGTGCGAGTTCGTTCAAACCGACCGGAATACTCTCCGGAGTTTGAGCAGGCATGGCTGGCATATCCCAAACGTGCTGGTGGCAATTCAAAATCTGCAGCCTTCAAAGCCTGGAAAGCCCGTTTGAATGAGGGGGTAAACCCCGAAACCATGCTGGAAGGTGTGAAACGCTACGCGGGCTGGGTATCTGCGATGGGTAACAGCGGCACACAATTTGTGAAACAGGCTGTCACGTTCTTTGGTCCGGATCGTCATTTCGAAGAATCCTGGGAAGTTCCTGCGGTATCTGCAGCCGGACGTGAGGACCCGTACTTCAAAGCCAGTTACGACAACGTGGACTACAGCCAGATCCCGGCAGGATTCAGGGGGTGATCATGAGTCTTTTGAATGAAGTTCAGAAATTCATTGAAGCCCATCCGGGGTGTACTTCCGGAGACATTGCGGATGCTTTTGCAGGTTACTCACGGCAGCGCGTTCTGCAGTATGCAAGCAAGTTACGTCAGAGTGGGCGTGTGGCTCACCGTTGTGAAGGAGATACACGCAGACATTTCCCGCGCCTGACTGAGAGAGCGAAGGAGCTGGAACCACAACCAGTTCGTGAAACCAGACCTGTGCGCAATTTCTATGTCGGCACTAACGATCCCCGGGTAATTTTGTGCCTGACCCGCCAGGCTGAAGAACTGGAGTCCAGGGGCTTATA